CGTCAAGCCAACTGGACAACCATGGGGCTCTGACGATTCTCACATTCCCATTGGCTACGGCAGCCGCAAATGGTCTTGCCCTTGTTTCCTTGTCTCCAGTTGACCTAATGGCTGAAAAGTCATAACCAGGAAGTACATATCTTGCATACTGGTCGGCTAGGGCCTTGCCCGAGGAGCCAGGTTCCTGATCCATGCGTATGGCGACCCCATGGCCATCCTCTAGCGCCGTTTGTGCCATTAGTTGCTCAACCTTCTCTCCCTTGACGCGGGCTCTCCTGACGTCCAGGATGTAGGAAATTCCTTCATCAAGGAGCATGAGTGTTCCCACTGTCCAGTCTGGGTCTGGGTTGGATGGAGTTGGTTCGGATGCAGCAAGGTCCCAAAACCTCACGACTCTGGCGGAGCTTGTTATTGGTGGCAACTCTTCAGAGTCAATTATGACGAATGAGGTTCTGTCGAACAGGGAGCCGAGTGTTGTGCTCCACCAGTCACCCTCTTCCAGTCTGCGTCTTTCAATTGGGTCTAGAGCCTGAAGCGCTTGGCGGTAGGAAACAGCGTCAATTCCAGGGTTGTCGGTCAGTTTTGAGGGAACGAAAATCCTCCCCTCCTGCATACCTTCAACTATGAAGCGCTGCCTAACCCAATTGGGGGCAGGGTTTGAGGCGCACCTCATTCTTAGGGGTATCTGAGAAACCGGTCCGCTGGCAGGGCGGCGCAGACGGGAGAACAGGTAACGATAGTCGGATTCCCTGATTTCGGTTACTTCGTCCATGCCAATAAATTGGAATTCTGAACCTTTATAGCGAAGATAGTCATTTACGTTATTGAGGTAACCAAACGAGATTCTTGCCCCTGATGGGAACGTTGCAATAAATGTATTGCTATTCCAGTGAATGTCATCGTAGTTTGACATCCATGATTTGAATCGGTCCATCAAGGCTCCGGGCAGGGAGAGGTCAGCGAAGGTCCTACGGAAAAGAATGGCCGAATACCCAGGAACATCCACGTATTGCAGGGCTGACATCAACAAAGCGGAAGATTTTCCTCCACCAGCAGCGCCACCGAATAGTGCCTCAAGAGAGTGTGTGCGCAAAAATACTTTTTGATTTAACGATGGTTCTTCTGGGCAAAAGGGAGTTTCCTTGGGCGTGAGGTACTTGAGTACTTCCTCCCAGTTCGGTTTATTAGCCATCAGCTATGCATTCCCTAGTGTCGTATGTTGTTTTTATAGGCTACTGTATGTTATATGCCCAAACTAAGAACTCTGCCTAACAAATTCACCATTTGGCTCAAACCAAAACTAACTAGGCGTACGTTCGCTAATGTGTTCATGGTTTCATTTATACTATGTACAAGTATTGGAGCAGGTTTAATATTCCCGCCCGCGGGATTGGTGGTTGCCGGAGTGACGTGCGGTCTATTTGGTTTTTTGTTAGGACTTGAGTAAAACATGGCTTGGAATTCATCCGAAAATAAATCACTGGACCAACAGCAGAAAAAATCTGCAATTGGTTATGGCGCTCCAGTTACATCGAACCCCAGTTACACGGACAAACCGTATAGGGACTCGTGGGATATTGAGCGTGCATACCGAGAAGGTATGCAGAAAATCACTTGGGTGAACAGATGTATCGATGCTATTGCTGGTAACCAAGCACGACTTCCAATTATTCTTAGAAAAGATAATTCAAAAGACGGTGAAATCGTAGTTGGCCGTGAGGCAAAGCGTTCATCATTGCTTGAGTTGCTAAACGTTAAATCGAATATTGGTGAAAACTCATTCATCTTTCGCTACAGACTTTCTGCTCAATTATTGCTCGGCACAAGAGGAGCATTCATTGAGAAAGTTCGCGGACGAGATGGTGGTGTTATTGGCCTGAACCTCCTTCCACCACAGTCTACCGCACCAATTCCGTGCCCTCGCAAATTCGTTTCTGGGTACGAAGTAAACATGCCATATGGCAAGAAAATCATAATGAAACCAGAGGATGTTGTGTGGATTAGAAGACCACACCCCCTTGACCCATATCTCTCCCTAACGCCATTGGAAGCGTCTGGTGTTGCTATAGAGATTGAGAATTTAGCAAAGCTCTACAACAGAAACTATCTATTAAATGATGGAAGACCTGGTGGGCTTCTTGTTGTTAGAGGCGAAATTGACGAAGACGATAAAGAAGAATTACGCAATAGATTCAGGGGTAATTTAGGTAAAACTGGTCATACGACAGTTATTGCCGCAGACGAAGGTGTTGATTTTGTTGACACATCAGCGAACCCACGAGATGCTGCTTACATTCAAATGCGGCAGATTACAAAAGAAGAAATTCTTGCAGCCTTTGGCGTTCCAGAATCTGTTATCGGAAATGCATCTGGAAGAACATTCAGCAACTCGGCAGAAGAAATTAGAGTTTTCTGGGTTGAGACAATGTTGCCACACCTCGAACCAATAGCACGAGCATTAGATGAGCTTGACGAGAAATATTATCTAGACTTTGATACAAGCGAAGTTCCAATCCTTTTGCTTTACAAGCAAGAACGCGATAGATACCTGAAGGATGAACTATCTCAGGGTTTGATTTCTGTTAACGAATACAGACAAGCAAGTGGAAGAAAAGAAGTTGAAGCAGACCTTGCTGATTCTTTGCTCATGAATCCAAACTTGATTCCAATTGCTAATACCAAAAAGAAAATGGAAGAGAACGCCGCACAGGTTCCTGGTGGTGCTCCAGGTATGCCTCCAGTTCCAGGTATGCCTCCGGTTCCAGGGATGCCGCCAGTCGAAGCCCCAGTACCACCACTTGACCCAAATACGATGCAGGGTGCAATGGCTGAAGTTGCAGCTGGTGGAACTGGCGACATGGCTCAAACAACGTTGCCACCAGAGGTTGCCGGAATGGCTCCTGCTACTGGAGCCGCGCCAATACCTTCTGGTATGGCTAGCGAGTCTTCTGGCGGATTCCAGCATAAATCTGCTCAAAGCGATGAATTCGACAAATCTGAAATGGCAATAGAAAGATGGTCTGAAATTCTTTCAAGAGGAATTGAAAGAGTTGTTGAAAGACAGCAACGTGTAGTCCTAGAAAAAGCAAGTAGCAGCAAGTCCAAGAAAGCCCTTATGTCGGGAACACTTGACCTTGATTCAATTTTCTCAATAGACACATGGAACAAGCAATTGGAGGACGACTTGCGTCCTGTGATTTCTGCGATTGTTAATGACTCCTACGAGTTCAGGAAAGAGTCGTACTCGCAAAAGGGTTTGAAGCCAAGGGCTCTGTCTCCGGCAATTGTCAAGAAGCACATTGATTCACAAATATCTGAGATACTCACCATGAACTCAGGTATTCGCTCTTCGATGGAAGAAATGATGATGAAGTCCTTCTCACATGTGGGAGAAGAGCAGCGTTTCTCCGTTTTCAGAGAAGAGCTTGTTGGTATGTACGCAAACATTCTTGCAAAAGACCAGCTTGAGATATCCGAATCAGAGGCGAAAAGAGCCTGGACATTCGGACAGGTCGCCTAGTTTCACTAAACGATTTCTGTAAAAGATTTGATTTAGGCGAATACTTGCATTCTGTGGCTGTTTTCTCGTTTATTATCGACTAGCAACCGAGAGAAGTTGGTTTGGAAAATGTCAAAAGAAACATTCGAATACAAGACCACATCGGTATCTGGCTCCCATCAAATTAAGGGCGCTGTCGGCCTGGATGAGATGCAGGGCATTGTCGAATGTTTCGTTGCTGGAATTGGTAATAAGGATTCCGTTGGCGATGTTTGCGCATCTGGAGCATTCACAAAGAGCTTGCTACGCCGCAAACCACGTGTCGTTTGGGGCCATAACTGGAATGACCCAATTGGCAAAGTCCTTGAAATTTACGAAGTTGGCCCACAGGACCCACGCCTTCCAATGAAGATGAAAATCGCCGGAATTGGCGGTCTTTTTGCAAAAGTTCAATTCAATCTTCAGTCAGAAAAAGGGAAAGAGGCATTTGCAAACGTGGCCTTCTTTGGAGAAGAACAAGAGTGGTCAATCGGGTACAAGACGCTAAGAGCTCAATTCGACCAGAAGTCACAAGCAAACATTCTTTACGAAGTTGAGCTTTATGAAGTAAGCCCTGTTCTGCATGGAGCAAACCAGTTAACTGGAACAATCTCGGTCAAGGGTGATGACTCATCGTACGGTAATCCAGTCATGATGATGCCGGAGCAAGATGAGCGTAACGGGTACGAAGAGATGGAGAAGGAGCTGTCAAGACTTTTTAATGCCAAAGTCTCAGTTCATTCAATAGATGGCGATGAGGTCGTCTTCACTAGACACGAAATGTCTGGAGCCAAAAAGTACAAGTGTGGATTCATGAGAAATCATGGAAGATACATGTTCGGAACACCTGAGATGATTTCTGTTCCGCAGAATCCTCAGGCAGCTCCAATGCCAGTTGTTAGCGGTAGACCAACGTTAAGCCGGGAGACAATGGCGTAGTGATGATTCCACTTCCATCTGTTCAGTACGACTCCTCATCAAAACCAAGTCTTGATAAGGAAGAGGCAGACCTGCGTGATGCTCTGCTCAAGATTGTTGCGCGCCACGGAAAATTCAACGAAGATTCAAATGGCGTCTGGGCTGGTTATAGCCCTCCAGCTGAAAACGAAGTTGCAAGAATTGGTGTTAAGTGCGCTAATTGTGTTTTCTACAAGGGTGGGTCAAGCTGCAAGATAATTGACATGCCAGTCGAGCCAGAAGGAAAGTGCAGATTCGCCGTCATTCCAAATGGAATCGTCTTGAGCAGTGGTTCCAAGGAACTTGAGGAACACGTTTCAGAAGCAGAAGACGCAATTATGGAGACACTTGAGCTCAAGTATCCAGGTGAGTTTGTTCTTGGCGTTCTGAGAAATGCTGTCGGCAAGAAAAAGAAGAAGAGACAGAAATACAAGAATCTTGCTGAATTTGGCGACGAAGACGACATGGGTGAAAAGTCATATCTGATACCAGTTGAGCAAGATATTGCGTTTAGAGTAAAGACAGCCCTAGACCCAGTATTTGACTACCACAGAGCAGAAACATTTGTTGATAAAGAGGGAATAGTCATAACCTCCGGGGTTACCGAAGATTTGATAGACGCAGTCGATACCGCTCTTTACAACTTAAAAAAAAAATTTCCAAATCATGAAATAGAAGAAAAAGCTCTCGGCTACAGAATCGGCCGTTCGCTTGCTTCGAGAGCAATTGATAGACCAAATATTGGTGGGGGTAAGCGCAGGGGTCGTGGTTTTGGTATGCCTGAAGGCGACCTTGACCCACGAACAAGAGTAGACAAAAACAGAGACGGAACACTCTTTGATAACATCCCTGGCTGGGAACAACCAGACCCAACACCAAACGGACCTGGTTCAATAAATAACCCAAAACTCTCTTCCGCACAAAGAAGAGACGTTGCCAGCATTCCTGGTGAAGGTGAAAAAACAAAACCAGCAGATGGTGAAATAATAAAGAGCCGTAAACCAAAGTACACTGCTGACGACCTTGGTGAGATTCTTGGAGAAAAGAAGAAGCCCGCGAAGAAGGCAGTAGCGAAAAAGGCTCCTGTTAAAAAAGAAAAAGTAAAGCGTGGAGAACTTGATTTTACTAAGGGTCCAAAAAAGGACAAGACACCATCGCTATCCTCGGGTGGGGAAGATAACGAAGTTGACGCTGAATTTCTAAAAGCAAAAATAAAAGAAACAGAGGCAAGGCTTAAAGATTTAGAAAACAACCCTCTATCGCGCGACGAGCGTAGGGCGCTACAAGCCAGAGTTAAATATGCAAAAGAGCTATTAAAAGAAAAGAATTCACAAAAACGTAAACCATCCGGCCCATCACTCTCTTCTGGCGAAAGCGACAAGAGACTCACCCGCCATTCTGGTGACCCAAAATTTGAATCACTTGTTTCTCCAGAAGAACTTGAAAAGCGCAAGAAGTTCGAAGAGGTAATCAAAGACTGGAGAGACTCTGGGTACGGCTGGACTGACGTTCCTAGGTATAAAGCGGATGTATACAAGTCGCCAGATTACTTACGCGGTAGGGAAATGGGTGTCAACCAAGCCAGAGTCATGTGGCTGGGAGATAAAACTAATCCAAGACCAGACAAATTCGAAGATAAAAATACGTCTTCTGTTGCTTACCGAGATTGGTATTCGGGAATGGTTATGCGTGCTGGTTCATTCCTTGAAGCCTCACGTGGAGACGACAATGAGTTCTACAACGGCATGGAAGATGCAATACACGAATTCATGTACACCAGAAGACCGGATTCAACTGGATTTAGAGGAATCGGCCCAGATGGCAGAGACGGTCTTTCTGATTGGATGCGTCAATACGGATTCGACTCAGGCTCCCCAGTTCCATTAAGAAAGAAAAAAGAAGGAAAGAAGAGAAGTTCACTCTCGCTCTCTTCTGGCGCAGACGACGATACAAAGCCAAATTTTGACGAAGAAAATTATGAGAGCGATACAAATGTAGATTTCTACGACACCCTTCTTGACATGATGGGCCCAGAAGATGACCGACCAAAGGTTTCTTCTCGCAAGAAACAAATGAGCGATGAAGAGATTTATCGCAAGAGAACAACAACTGGAGATTCCCTGCAGGATGTTGCTGACGAGCTTGGACTAACAAGAATGGAAGTCAGAAAACGCGAGCAGCGTCACATGCGCAAAATGCGCAAAGACAAAGAAGGCGTTTCACTCTCTTCTGGTGCAAAGAACGAGTGGGCTACTTCACGTGGATACGAGCCTGACAGATTCGACCTACGTGAGGCAACAAATCAAATAGGTCGCGGAAACATCATGGCCATCTCTGGTGGTCGCGTTGAGCGCAGAGGAAACGAGATGGTTCTTCCTTCAACAAAGGACCAGCAAGTTGTTATCGGTTACAACTCCGTCCCAGACCTCTACTACGTCAGAGCTGAGCAGAGAATTAATACAGGTAAAGATAAAGGTAAAAACAGAATTCTTGCCCAATGGGACGAGGTTTATGCAGACGAGTTGGGCGAACTCGCGTACCAAGCAAGCCTGAAACCATCACTACTAAATAGTGAGAACAAAGAGTACTGGAAGCTCGGCAAGGGCAACCAATTCGCCGACAGACTTGTTGACAGAAGAAACGGAAAACTCGTAGATAGAGATTCAGAGAATCTCCCATCTGCACCATCTAAAGATGAAACACCTTCACTTTCTTCTGGCGGAAGAGGTCGTGACTATTACAACTACGATATTGAAACCAGCGATGATGGAAACAATCTTCTTGACCAAATCCACGACGCACTAGAGGAAAACCCACTCCTCAAGGATGACATCACTGCTGATATGGCAGACATGCTTGGTGGGGACGGAATAGTTGAAGCCAATGGTTTTGACACACAGAAAGCTTTCAATCTTGTAACTGGTAGCGATGATGAGTTCCAGGACTATATGGACATTGTCGATGATGCAATGGACGCACTTGAAAATGGCTCTCTTGCAAAGCACAAGGCAACAGTTCGGGATGCAAATGTAAGACTGGATTCAGTAAAGCCTGGAAGCAATGAAGCAGGAAAGCTAGAAGCAATCCGCGACAGGTCTTACGAGTGGATTGGTGACATAAACAAGTATTCACGTGTCTCAACGATTAAAGACAAAAAGAATATTGAAGCCAGCGACGTAGCAACAAGAATGATTTCTAAAGAGCAGGATGCACTCTGGAATGCGCGTTCTGCAATAACAGAAAAGTACATCGAAGATATTGCTTCCGCAAAGAAAGAGTCAAAGCGAAGAGTTCCTGTCGACAAGATTGATTCAGATGTAGATGAAGTACCGGATTATGATTTGTCGCTTTCTTCTGGAAGTGTGATGAAAGATAGCCCACTATCAAAAACTCTTGCATCAAAGAAAGACGGAGTCACACTTTCTTCTGGTGAACTACAAGCCACCTACGACGAAATTGGTAAATCAATACTAGAAGCGTTAATTGAAATGGACAAAAATCCAAATCAAACATACTGGGATGTTCCATGGAGGACACCAACTCTTTACGCAAGAAATCCAACTAGAAAAAATCGCATATACCAGGGAATGAATCAAATACTTCTTGCCCACACCCACAGAAAAAATAAATACCGTGGAAACTTCTGGGCCGGAAAATCTCAATGGGCAAAATTTGGAGGAAAACCAAAAAAGGGAGAAAAACCAGTATCAGTTCTTGTGCCAATAGAGGGCACCATGCCGAGGGAATACAAAGTTGAGCAGGTGTACAACCTTGACCAAATGGAAGGTCTTCCAGAGGCATATGTAACGAAACTTCTAGATGTTGGCAAGGAACGTCTTGACCCTGCGTCGAAAATTAAAGACGCTGAGGCTGTCATAGATGAACTAAATCCAGTTATTAAATTCGGTGGAGATGAAGCATTCTTTTCTCCAACCGGAGACTACATTCAGATGCCGCCTTATGAAATGTTCAAATCACCAGAGCAGTATTACGGAACACTTTTTCATGAAGCAACCCACTGGACTGGAGGCTCTGCACGAATCAACAGGCAGACCATAAAAGATTATGCGAAAAATAAAAAGATTCGCGCAGCAGAGGAATTGATTGCAGAAATGGGCTCCTCGTTCCTTCTCGCCGCTATTGGTATATCTCCGCAGGTTAGAACAGACCACGTTGTTTATATAAAGGGTTGGATTTCAAACCTAAAAGAAGACCCGGGTGCATTTATAAAAGCCCTAAAACAGGCGCAGTCAGCAGCTGACTACATTCTTGATAGGTCACCAACGCTGAGAAGGCTTTCTGGCATGCCAGAGGACGAAAGAAAAGGCAGGATAGATACATCTGTCGCGAAGCCAGTGGAGAATGCTTCGCAAGAAGTAATAGCCCTATCCTCTGGTGCCCTTCCGTCATCGTGGAGACAGAAAGAAGACATTAGATATTTTGGCGACGATGACCGATATGGCTCTGGTGTTGTTGAGCGAGATTCAAAAGGGAGAATTCTCGATGCCGCTGGTGGTCTTTCCCTATCAAGCGGCGCCCAGGATGTTATCAATCTAAAAGATGGTACAAAAGTTCCAAGACTCCTCAAGGATACCGAATCATACAAAGAGGCGTTCTTGGGTCCTAAAGATTTCGAGCCAACAGAGCAGCAAAAAGCCGTCATAGATACAGCAATGCACA